ATCGCTGAAGGCTGCTCCACCAAGGAAGCTGCCCCTAGAGGTTTTCCGGGAAAGACGTAGGACTGAGCTTGTCTCCCCTGCGGCTGTACTGGGACTTTATGGGTCAATTCCGGGGTACTACGAGCGAGCTTGCAGACATATTGTCCGCATCCCCGCTCGTGTATCAGAGATTGTGAGCCTCAACCAGGTTTGGAAAGCTATAGCTTGCCTTTTCCAGGTTTTGGCTCCTTGTCTCTTGACTGGCCACTGTTCGCATCCCTCCCACAGATATACTATCGATGGGATTCAGATGTTGTTCAAATGGTTCGTCAAGGTCTTCGCATATAATGGTTTTCACGCGCTTCTTAGCTTCGTCAAGACTCTAACTGATTGGGGAGAGTTTTATTCTTTGTATCCAGAGAATTTAGACTCTCGACCCGACTGCCCCCGCGGCCTCATAGGCGGCAAGGGCGGTTGGGTTACCTTTCCGTGGGCCAGAGGACATTTCCTCATTGCTCCAACGGTCGGTCCCTATGCAGTAGAGCCTCGACATAGTCGAGAATGGTACTCCTGGAGTCTCTTCCAGCTACATTTAGCTAAAAGAGGCTTCGGTGTGCCGGACACGTTCGCGAGGATCAAATCCGCCCGTAAGTTTAGAGATTTCCTAACTTCCGAGGTCGAAATTGATCCTATCGTCGAGCGTGCAGCGCGTCGTTTCGCCTATGATGAGTGCAAGAAACAGCGCCCACGTGCTATGCACAGGGCACATTTTTCTTTCTCTCCATCAGCATCATTAGAATTCTCTCGTTCAAAGGGTGGACGGACCGGGTATGGGAAGTATTTGATTGAACATTTCAATCCTCCTACCTACAACCTTGTCCGACGGATCCAGAAATGCTCCTTGACTGATATATTCGGTCAAGTGGTCATTTCCGAATCCTCCACATTTTGGGGTCTCCCGATGATGCGGAATAAGAAGAAATTCGAATTCCGCGACATCGCGAAGTATGCTAAGTGGTCTTCAATGGATATCGATGATAAGATCATTGAACCTCTCCTCTGGGAGGGCGCCTTACAAACTGGATATATCCAGTTAGTAGGCGATCTCTCGGATCGAGTTGCACTTAGGACGGGTCGTCCTTTCTTTGACCTCTACATTGGCCACGCCAATGTAGATGACTTCATCGTATTTCCTCCTTTTTATAAAGCGGAGGCAGTCGATGATGCCGGTGCCAAAGCTCGGATGATTACCGTTGGCCATGCTTCTTTGGGGACCCTCGGTCACCTCTTCCGGACATACCTTTATGCATGTCTAGAAGCGGATCCCGAAACGATCTTGCTGGAAGGTGACGGTGAGGACCCTCTGACTGAATACAGTCGGAGGGTTCAGGCGGTCGGAGGAATGCCCCATTGGGCGTTCCTCTCAACCGACCTGACCTCCGCCACCGATACTTTCCACCAAGGAATTGTTCGTTCTTTAGCTGACGGTGTGATCGATAGTATGACGTTCGATTCACCCCTTCAGATAAAATGCCGAATTTTAGTGCAGGCGAATGTAGCCAATAATGCGACAATCTCTATCCCCGTTTTGGGTCAGGATGCTGTTATTATGCAAATGAGAGGTAATCTCATGGGAAATCCCGAAAGTTGGGGACTGTTGAACTTATATAATAAGTTCTTCAGTCGCCTTGGAGAGCTATGCTATTTCAAGCTCCCCAGCATTCGGGCTCCCACCCTGTCTATGCCAAGTGTCCTTAGTCTTCTGAGAGAGACAAAGAGTATCAGTCGCCCATCCGCGTTCGTTAGTAAACGATGCGGTGACGACCAGGTATCCTTTGGTCCGGTTCAGGCTTTGGAGAACTATTGTTCCCTGATAGCCAGCTCCGGAGCAGTTCTCTCTCCGGGGACTAACGGTATTTCTAGAGAATTCTTCACATTCACACAGTATCTGATGAAATATGAAGTTTCCTCCGGAAAGGCCGCCTATGTGGACATAGTGCGAATAATATCTCTTGTGGATGAGAAAGGGATCAATAGATCCCCTGCGTTGAAGGAGACCCCTCGAATTTGGTTCAGGGGCTCCGCCTACGTTTTATCCTTGAGATATTGGAATTCCA